CGAAGTAAGAGATTTCCTACAACCATACGAAATGTTAGTTATTGAATCAAGCAGAGGTTGTAAATTTAAATGTGCATTTTGTAACTTTCCTGTACTAGGAGTAAAAGAAGATACTAGTAGAAGCGCAGAAGATTTAGAACAAGAATTAAAATATAACTATGACACGTGGGGTATAAAAAACTATACCTTTGCAGACGAAACATTCAATGACAGAATTGAAAAGTTTACCAAATATGGTCCTATGATTCAAAAGTTAGATTTTGATCCGTGGTTCATGGCGTTTATGAGAGGTGATCTTCTCATACATCAAAAACCGTACTGGGACGAGATTAAAGCAATGGGCCTTGGCGGGCACTTTTACGGTGTTGAAACTTTTAATCACGAAGCAGGGAAGATCATAGGTAAAGGTATGAATCCCGATAAAATGAAAGAAGGTTTATTAGAGTTTAAAAACTTTTTAGAACCTGAAGGTATATATAGCGGATGTATCAGTTTAATTTGTGGGTTACCGAAAGAAACTCCTGAAACATATTTAGCTAGTATACAGTGGCTAGTTGATAATTGGGCTCCGCAAAGTATTGCAACATGGTACTTAGATCTTCCAGATATTGATGACCCTCACAGTAATCTAAGTGCATTTTCAACAAATCTTACAAAATACGGTTTGCGAAGAACAAAAGTTGTAGAAGAAAAAGGAGACAGAGGACATCATCACTTTTACCCAGGCGTAAAGATGTCTCATGTATGGGAACACGACAACATGACACAATATCAAGCTATGGACTTAGTTAGTGATGTTTTTAAGAAATATTGGAGTGATGAGAAACATATATTTGCTCCGTCAGGTTTTTCTGCAACAACAGGACTTGTACAATATCAAACTAACGATATTAAAATTCCGTTAGCACCCCAAAAATGGTATAATGATGGTCACGAAAATGTAAATAAATTTATAAACGATTATAAAACAAAAAAGTTGAATTGGAAGAAAAATGATTAAAGGTATTAATAACTCACCGTATATAGACTTAGAGCCTTATTTAGATATGTCTGGATTTGATGCGTTACAACCTGAGATATATAAAGGGTTTGCTCTAGCAAGAGAGTATGCTAAGGAAGGGACCTGGATGGAGCCTGGATTTACATTCGACGACATGAGTTATAAAGTAAATTGGACTCCGATATATGCTGCAATGCAGCAGTTTATGTCTTTGCCAGACAATGATCCTATTAAGGTAGAAGGTATGAAACTTTGGCCTACTGACTTTAAAGACTATAAGCAAAGAAATTTATTTACACGCTATCTTAAAATGGCAATGGGAGCATACGATCCTTACATTTACTACTTTCTATGGGAAGAAGGAGACTGGGACGACCGCCCAGGAGAGCGGCAACTTACAGAAGAAGCAGCACACTTTCCGGGAGTAGTAGACTGGGTTCTAAAATTAAAAGAACAGAATATTTTTGAACATATCGGCCGTGTTATTTTCTTCCACTGCGAACACGACGGTTTACCGTTTGAACACAGAGATTTAGATGCAAAGAATGGTATGAACGTTGCTATGCCGCATCGCAATGAATTCATACATGTACGTCCAGATACACGTAATCAATTTTATCTGTGGGATCCAGAAAAGAAAATGAAGTATGGATTAAATACTAGAGCTGCTTGGTGGAATGATCAAGACTGGCACGGTGGTAATCGTGTTATGGCACAAACATACGGATTACGTATTGATGGAAAGTTTACAGAAGAATTCCGTAAAACATTAGGTGTTGATCACTTGGAGTTTTATTAATGCAATGTATAGGAAACTATAAAGACTGGATTAATCCAGCATGGATAACTTATATGGAAAATAATACAGGTTATTCTCATCCAAGATTAGACCCTTCAGAATACGGTTCTAAAAACCAAGATACTTTAGACAAAGTTAAAAGATACGGTAAAGATGCGTTGTGGCATAATTTTGAACCAGATAATTTTCCGTTTGATGTCGAAATACCTGTAAAGTCTAATGGTAGAACAGATTGGTGGTTTGTAAAAATGCTTACTGGTGATCTAATTCCTTTCCATAGCGATCATCCTCCTCGAGACGGGTGCGAAGGCAAAAAGACTAGACGATTTTGGATGCCGTTACAAGACTACGTAGAAGGTCATGTTTTTATTGTTTGTGGCGAGTTAATTAAAGATTACCGTGCCGGCGACTTATTTGAATATGACCCGGACGGAAGGCACGGCGGATTTAATATAAACACAGATATACCTAGGTATACACTTAACTTTGCGATATACGAATAATGTTTAATTTTGTTACTAATATAAAAGAATGGATTACTCCGGAATTATTAAATCACTTAGAGACTTGTACAGGTGATACAGTACCAGTATGGCAGCCAGATAGATGGACGGGTCACCCTACACTTGATGAGTTTAGAGAAAAAGCAAGGCCATTTTTTGAAAATAATACACCTTACTTTCAACAGTTTAATGCTAATAGTAAAGACATGCAGGATTTTCCTTTAGAAATTCCTAAATTCCCAAAAACACGAAAAAACATGCATTGGTGGTTTATTAAATTGTTGCCAGGACAAATGCAGACAATGCATATTGATCCCCACCTTGTAGAAGTTAAAAATCCTGTACGTTATTCTGTGTTTTTACAAGACTATATACCTGGACATATTTTTATGTTTGACGATTTCATGGCAACTAATTATAAAGCAGGAGACGTTTTTGAGTGGAACGATCCTGAATGTATACATGCTGCTGTTAATGTTAGTTACGATATTAGATATACTCTGCAAGTAACATTCCATGACTAAGATAATCTGTATCGGACGCCCCGGTCACGGTGGCATTGCAGCTAGCTTGAAAAAATATTATCCTGATACGTGTTTTGTAAGTAAAAGCACTGGTCAAGACTTATTGATTAACGATCATTATAATCATTTTATAAACAATGTTAAAGATTATAACGTGTTTATTAACCATTCACAAATAGCAATAGGTATGCAAGAACAACTTCTTAAAGATGTTTATAAAACATGGACAGAAAACAAAGTTCACGGACACATTATCAGTATAGGTAGTATTATAGAATTTGACGAGTGGTCTTGGTTAGACGAAGCAACGGCTAAAGAGAAACTTAATATTAGGAATACTAGTCTCAGCTTAAACTCCGAACTAATTAAAACTACACATTTAATAACAAGCGGATTTAATCGCTACGGCCCTGAAGATGATGTTAAAATAGATCCTGATAAAATTGTAGAAACTATTAAATTTATATTAGAAGCAGATGTTGACATACCTCTAATATACGTAGAACATACAAACGATGCTAGGTTAAACAAATGGAGAAATATTAAATCTTCTTAGCTTTTAGATGATACATATATTTCGGTGTTAGTCCTGCATTAACGCCAATGTGGTATTCGTTAAATCTTTCCCAAAATATTCCGTCGCCTTCTTTCATATTATAAAAACAATCTTCTTTTCCTAATATAAAGATATGCCCTGGTTCGCAGTCTTTTATAAAGATACTAAGCCTTAGAGGGTTATCATAATCCTCTGGATCATCCTCAACGTCCCAGTGCCACGGTGCACTGTATCCTGGATCAATTCTACTAATCCATGAACGTCTATATCTGATGCCAAAATGCTTACATAAAAGTTTATCTATTTCAGTAGTATAGTGAACTTCAGGATAAAAGTTAATCCATTTGATGTGAGAGTCTGGGTAGTTTGCTTCGGTCCAAGATTTTTTTATTTCGCTGTACGCAGGAACTTCCATTCTCCATATACTAGGATCAGGAGTAATCGGTACGCCTTCTTGACCTTCAAGACTATCGACTAATTCTTTCCAGTTATATTCAAACTTAAATATTTTACAATTAGTGTACTCTCTCATCTTATCTTAAATCCTATTTCCTATTACACGGAGATTTATTTAAATATCCTATCATAAAACTCAGGCAACGGATCACCCGGCCATTTAATCCAAGTTTTTAAAGAATTTTTGAAATGGTTTCCCATTTCATAATAATCACCGTCTTTTACTTCTGAAAATCTGTGCTCAGAATCTACGCCTATTATAGGTTCTATTAGATTTTTGTGTATACGAGTATCATTTTTAGGTATCGTTGCATAATAGTCAATCATTTTTATTTGTCCGTCATTAGTATAAAAGAAACAATGCGGATATATTGATGCTTTATAATAACCGCTATCATTTAAATCTTTTAAAACATTAAACAGATCGACTTTCCAATTAGGAAATTCCTCATCTAGTGATCTACCTTCTTCATATATTGGCCAGTTTAAACTTTCTTTGTTAAACTCAATTAATAGTTTTCTATTTTCAAAATCTACATCATATAATGTCGGGCACCACGGCTTTCCTTGGAATAGTTTTATAAAGTTAAGTTCTCTGTCAAAAAAGAAGTTCATTAACTCTTCCGACCTAGGAACACAACTACCATCCATATATTCCGTATCTGTCAAGTAATGCATACACATCTTGTCATGTTCGGGACTAATTGTTGGAGTATACAACACATTTGTCGAACAAGGATATCCATTAGTAAGTTTCTTTATATACTCCCAACCTGTATTATCAATCATTAATTTTAACTCCGAAGTTATTGGTAGCTAATGCTATTAATCTGTCTATGTACTCAGGAGCAATGTCCATAGTTACTATAGCATCTGTATAAGTAAAATTATTAATTGCATTTTCTTTATTAGCAGCATTTAAAAACGCACTAATACTGTTATCAAACTCATATCTAGCATCTTCTAAATCAGGAATTTTAGAAGTAATTTCTATACTAACTAAATCTTGTCTATTGCTTCTTGTAAGTAATTTTCTTGCTACTAATTGCACCCGAGGTCTATTGCCAAAATTTACTGCTGTATGCCTTAAGCTAGCGTCCATATAATACCAAGTGTAATCAGTTTCTAACTTAAACATTTGTTCGTTGTCTAAGTCAATAAGATATCCGCATTTAGAATTAATATTCAAGTGCCAACGATCGTCAATGTCGCTATGGCTAGAATAAGAATCTGTTTGGTTTAAGACAATAATTCTTGCTTCCCCAACAGTATACGGTAATGTGTTTAGTATGTTTTCCCAAACAGACCCTTTATACTCTTCTTTAATGTTCCAAGGATCGTAAAAAAAGTTACCAGTTGGTGTATTTAATGTTTGTCTGAAACTATCAAGAGATACCTGTTCTCTTGCAGTGTCAATTAAACTTTTAGGCACTGTATAACCGGTCTTAGTAATCATAAATGTATTTAGTGTTCCGTTAAGTGTGGTAAGTAGTATTATGACAGAAATAATAGTTAAAGACGAATGGCAACGTATCGGAATAAGTTTAAGTGGAGGCGCAGACAGTGCATTACTTGCCTATCTTATACTAAAAGAAACTGATGCAGATATCTACTTTACAACACAAATACGTATGTGGAAGACTCGCCCGTGGCAAAGGTATGTTGCACAAGACGTAGTAAATTGGTTTAAAGATCACTTTTCAAATCGAATAGAGCACATCGAAGGGTTTATTCCGCCGGAAATGGAAGAGCCCCACACAACTTATATTGCTGACGAATATGGCCAACTAAAACCAGGCAATCGTATTATACTTAGAGCCCATAATGAATGGATTGCGCACACTTATAAATTAGATGCATGGTATGCTGCTGTTACTAAAAATCCAGGAGATGTTCCCGGAGGACTTCCCGAAAGGGACGAAGGAGTACTACCGTTACAAATGGAACACATGGGGGTTGACATTTTACACCCGTTCGTGTATACTACTAAAGACTGGATTATTAAAAAATACGTCGAAGAGAATATTTTAGATTTGCTTAACATAACTCGCAGTTGTGAAGGCGAGTTTAAAGACTTAGATTATACAACATATACACCAGGACAAACTGTTCCTACATGCGGAGAGTGTTTTTGGTGTAAAGAGCGAGAATGGGCTATTGAACAAGCCAATTGAACCAGTGATGCTATGGGAGATACAATCATAAATGGCAAGATTAATTACTTTTGGTTGTAGTTTTACATATGGACAAAGTATGCCCGATTGTGTCGAAAAGGGTAATGTATACAATCCTGGTCCTAAGCCTAGTAAGTTTGCTTGGCCAAATGTATTATCAGAGATATTAAATATTAAATGTGTTAACCAAAGCAACTGCGGTGCGAGTAATTTAGAAATACTGTATAAAATATTAGATTTTAAATTTAAAAAACATGATATTGTAATTATAATGTGGTCGTTGCCAAACAGAGATGTTTATTTTACAAGATTAATGCAACCTTATAGACAACTTGGCGTATGGATGGCTAATAAAATTTCTAAAAAATGGATGTTAACATTGGACGAATATGATTATATTCAACGCTCGTGGATTTACATGCATCACGCAGATTTATATTTAAAAAACTTAGATGTAAAATATATGCACTATCCAGCAAATGCTGATAAACTCACAGTTAAATCATCATTAAAAAACATATCTATAAATAATTTATATTTAGACGGACAAGCATGTTGTGACTTTGCGTTGGACAATAGTCATCCCGGCATAGAGTCACATAAACAGACTGCAAATAACATTTTTAACATATTAGATAAGCATATATTAAATGAATCATAAAAGTCTAACAGAAAGCTGTACATTTTGTATGCATCCTTTTACAGGACTTGCTACACGAGAAGACGGGGCAATTAAAGTTTGCTGTCGTAGTCAGCCTATTGGCTATATTCAAAACGAAACCCTTGAAGAAGCATGGAATAACGACACCATGCGCGAAGTACGCAGACAAGTATTAAACAACGAACGCCCTGATGTATGTAAACCGTGCTTTGACCTAGAAGATCAGGGTGTACAGAGCTTACGACAGCGTCATACAGCAGGGGTAATACCCGAGGCTAGGGTCAACTTATACCCTAACGCATTAGACGCTTTAAATGACGATTACACAATGCCCTTTGAGATTCCTACTATGGAAATCAAGCTCAACAACTTGTGCAATCTAAAGTGTCGCATGTGCAATCCGCTCGATAGCACTAGTTGGAAAGACTGGAACGAAGTTAAACCATTTTACGAAAAAGAAAATAATATTCTTATTCCTATTGTTGACGCACTTACAGACACACCGGGCAAATATATCGGACCGTTTGACAATTCAGACAACTGGTGGAGTAGCTTTGAAAAACTATTACCTTACTTTAGACGTGTAGAGTTTGCAGGCGGTGAGCCGCTGATGGATCCATACCATTACAAAATACTAGACAAACTTGCAGAGTATGGTGATAACATAGAACTAAAGTATGCTACAAACGGCACTACGCTAGGTATAAAAGGCGGACGTACTATACACGACTATTGGCCTAAGTTTAAATCAATTGCTGTAAACGTAAGCATAGACGGCTTGCACGATGTCTATGAGTACATTAGAGGCAATGGTAAGTTTTCAGAAATAGAAGAAAACATCGAAGTGTTTAAATCATTTCCTAATGTAAGTCGTGTAGTAGGTGCATTTACGGTACAAGCAAATAACATTATGCAAATAGATCAAGTTATAGACTATTTCATCAATAAGTTAGGTATTGTATTTTATTCGCACCGTGTAACTTATCCTATGGCATTAAGTGCGCAAGTATTACCTCCGGAATTAAAAGAAAAGATAGTAGAAAGACTTGAAGCAATGAAAGCTAAAGTTTTAGAATATCCGTTAGTTAAAGAGCATACATTATTAGAAAATGTAACACTACAACAAATACAAGATAACATTAACTTCTTACAAGCAAAATGCATGTACAACACACACTGGAAAGATTGTGTGGAGTTTAATAAGCGTTTAGATAAAACTAGAAACCAAGACTTCCTTGCAGTTAATCCAGAATTTAAAGATTATGTTTAAGATTATTTTAACCAACGGCGCTGAAGATCTTGAATTGGAATTCAAGGTCAGAAGTACTGACATTGCTAAAAAATGGTTTGACGAACTGTCTCGATCTTATCCATTATACGAAGTAGATCGATTCACTAACTGGGGCAATTCAGATCTAATATCTGAGTTAAACGAGCAAATTAATATCATCAATTCTTATCAGGACTTAGTTCCTAGTTTAACTAATGAAGTTACACAAGAAGCACTAAATTATTTGCATAAATTCTTTGAAGACCTAATCGGTGATGTAACTAAAGGAAGCACAGAATGGTTTAACGCTGCTCCTCTGCACGTACAAGAAGCAGTGCGAAAATTTAATATACTAATACACAAATTAGAGGCAGATACTAGAACATCTGATCATCCTACAGTAGTAGTAACATTTAAAGATAGGCCTATCTTTAAATTATCTAATAACGATTTAAAATATTTTACATTTCGCTGGACTTCCGGAACAGTGTATGTAAATTATTGCCAGACAGGAAAGACTATACTAGACGTTTTTAAGGATAACGATAAAATTGCAGAAGGTATAAGACCGCAAGAGTTTTACAGTGCAGATTTTATGATCAAGTTCGGTCCTACAACTCCGTATATTAAATATCTAATAAGGAAGGTATTAGTACATGCATGGCTGCCCCTCCAGAAATTTAAGTTTAAAAATTTAAATTTAGGAATGATTCCTGTTGCAGATATTACTAGTCCTATAGCACATAGTACATTAAGAAAATATAATAGAGTTAAGGAAGTAAAATGTATAAAGTAGAAAGTCGCTGGCAGCATCAAGATTCAATTAAAGTAGAATGGAATATCGGTAAGCGATGTAACTTAGACTGTACGTACTGTCCTGCAGAAATACATGATAACTTTAGTCCGCATACAAACGTAAAAGTAATGCTAGACACAATAGATGCACTAGCCGAACTAGACAAGCCAGTACGACTTAGTTTTACGGGCGGTGAACCTTGTGTACATCCGGATATTGCAGATATAGTAGAACATGCTGCACAGCGATTAGACTGGATTAACATAACAACCAACGGCACACTTCCGCCTAAATTTTATAGTAAGCTTCCAGTAAATCATTATGTTTTTAGCCTACATGTTGAAGACGACGATAACTGGCAGAGATGTGCTAATAATGTGTTGTTTTGGTCGCAGCTAAACGAGACAGGAAGACAAATTCCTTTTCAAGTTAATCTAATGGCGCATCACGATCATATGGACAGAGTAAAAACCTGTGCAACTATGTTTGACGGGCACGGCATTCCGTATGTTGTAAGACGCATACGCTGGACAGAAAAGCACGACTGGTTTGATGACCTAAAATATAAAGCAGAAGATTTACAATGGCTAATAAATCAAAAGTCGACGGCTAAGCCAAACTGCGTTATTGACGACGAGGAACTGGCACACGCTAACGATATTATCAAAGAGCATCGTAACCAATTTGAAGGGTGGACTTGTGCAGCCGGTATTCAGAGCTTAATGATAAATTGGGATGGCAATGTGCATCGTGCCACTTGTAGAGTAGGCGGAAGTTTAGGTAACATTTATAATGGTAGTTTCGAAGCACCCGAAGATTGGATAACCTGCACACGTAAATGGTGTACGTGCGCTGCCGATATTCCATTGACTAAGATTTCCACTTTGTGATATGCGTGTCGGGCTGGCATGCACAACAATCTCTATCGCAAATAATATAAGGCCTATCTATATTTTTTAAATCATTAAGTAAGTCCGTTGAATATAAATTTAAATCTACATTAAACTTAATGTTACACGAGCCCGAAATATTTCCTGATGGAAATATTGTAATTTTTTCCGACACAACGTTGCACTTCCAGCCTGTGAAGTAATTTAATTTATTTATAAGATAATAATTTGCATTTGCAGGTACTATTTTATCATCAGGATATATTGCTATACTTTCAACCATTTTAAAATCGTTACGATTCTTTAAAATATAATCAGATTCGGGCAATCGTTGTGCAGGTTGACTTAAGAACTTTAACTGTTCTTCTGTGCAAGATTCGATATCGTGTCCAGGAGCAATAACAACTTCTTTTGCAAGTATGAACCAACTATACTTACTTTGTTTCATAGTTTCAATATCAGCTAAACATTTGTCCCAGTTGGGCGCATCCATTAATACCATAGCAGTAATTTTCTTACCATTTTCCCAAATAAGATCTGCAACTTCCATGTAATGTTTTATATCTGTATATTCGTTATGATAGCTTAATATAACTTCGTCGATATAAGGAATTATAGTTTTCCACCATCGAATCGTACGAGAACCGTTACACGTTAATTGTATGTAGACATCGTGTTCTTTTCTTATTTCAGTACAAAATTTTACTAAATGAGGCCAAAGTGTTGGTTCGCCGCCGCCTGCTATTTCTAAATAGATTTTTGTTTTATTAAATTTGTCTTTATAAAACTCAAACAACTTTCGAAAATTATCTATTACAAGATCAATATCATCTCTGTATCTAAACTTTGCAGGATGACTACCTGGAAAGCAATAAGAACAATCAAAGTTACATATATCAGTTGGAAAATATGTTATTGCAATATATTCTTGCTCTTGTATGTTAACAATCTTTAAAAGAGATGTCATAACAAATGTCCTAGTTCTGGAAATACTGTAGCTGCATTTAATCCGCGGATTGCATCTAGTTTGTTTACGTATTCTTTAAAGCCAGATAACAAATGACTGCTATCTCTACTATCCATATGATTTAATATTCCTTCCCACTGGTTCCAGCCTTTAGGATTATGCTTCCAAAAGTCGTCTTCTTGTGTGTAATTGTCCCACAACCATTGTTTTAATTCAGCAAACCGGTTGCGTACATCTTGCTTATCTTCTTCAGGAAGCATAGTAATGTTTAAGAATGTAGGTATGTGTACAAGATGTGCGTTAATTAGTCCGCCGCCCATGACATAACCGCTGATTGTACCAATGTTCATCTTTTTAAAGTTGCTAGTAACTTTCCATTTAATAAACTCCGGTATATGTTTTATATTAAACACCTGGACTGCTGTTGCAATACTAATGTGTATATTATCAGGTGTGTTGTCAAGTAGTCTTAAGGTGCGTTCTACTTCTTCAAACTTTGTAGGGAAACGTATATATTCGTCACGTTCAAAGCAAGCGTCAATACTAATAGCAAACTTAACTTTCTTGAACTTCGACCACAGTTCAATTAATTCTTCATCTACTAATATTCCGTTAGAATTATAACGCAATAATATTTGCTCTTGATAGCCTTGGCGAATAATTTCTTTAATAAACATTTTATGTTCGCGAATCATCAAAGGCTCGCCGCCTGCAAAATACACTTGTTTTAAATTAGGTATCTGTGCATATAACTCGTCCCAGAATTCTTTGCGTTCGTGCCATTTGTTATTAAATTCCTTCTTATCCCATCGCATTTGCTGTTTAACGTTATCGTCTTGTAATACAGGAATAAGCTTTTGCCAGTCTGATACCCACTTACTCGAATCATGAGGACTACACATAACACATTTAATGTTACAAGTATGCCCTAAACGCAAGTCTAGATATTGTAGTTGTTCAGGAACAGTTCCATCTTCTTTTGTTTGAGCAATCAGTTCTTGTACATCAACACCTTCATCTGTTACCCACGTAGCAGTTTCCCAGATACGTTTACTTACAACCCCTTGAGATTCTTCTTTAAAGCAGCCGGCGCAACTAGCAGGTATGTTGCCTTCTAGCATAGTATTGCGAACTCCGCACATATAATCGCTGTTAAATGCTTCTAAAGGCGATGCGTGTGCAAAATTAGTAGGACGTCCGTTATCACCTTTGATTAACCCTATTTCATGATCTTCTCCTGCACCACTAGCATTAGCAGTACAACACAATCGCATATCGCCGTTAGGCCGTGTTGCTAAATGTATCCAAGGAAGTACACAAAAGGTAGGTGTTCCAGATACTTTTTCTATTTCTTGCTGGTACTTTTTTAAGTCGGACACTATTGTTTTCTTCCTATAATCATAAAACGAGTATATTTCGGAGTGTCAAAATTACCTCGCCATATCGGCTTAATTTTGCTCATAGTTGTAAAATGGTCTATATCAGAAGCGCATCGTATATGTTCTTCTAACTCAAAGTAATTATTGCTTTGTAGTACAATTAGTGACGTATCCGACACATTACTTAACCATTGCTCGTATTGTTCTTGTGTAATATGTTCGCAGCTTGTATTAATAACAACATCTGCCTTTTTAGTATACTCGCACATATCTGCGGTTACTGCACGAAACATTCCGCGAATTTCGTACAGCCGATTTATTGTAGTTGCAATTTCTTTGCAAGTAGGATCTATATCAACACTTGTTATTTTCCCTACTTTTATATTGCTGTTAAAAATTAAGCTTGCTAATACACCATTCCAGCCTCCGTATATAACAATCTCACTTGGACGACTAACAAATTTTTCTAGAGTTTCGATCAACCATTGTTTGCTGTGTACTTGACCTTTCCAAAAACTTTCTAATGTACGATATCGATCTTCGCTGTTTCGGATTGCATCCATCCAAAAAAGTACATCTTCTAATTCAACTTTCATTGCTTTTCCTTAGGAAGTTTTGAATCTGCTGAGCTAACACACGACGGAGTAATACACTTACGCGGCGTCTTAAACAGCTCAAAGCCGTCGTTTAACGTGCCTAACGGCTCATCATGGCAACTGTAGCTTCGTTTAACTTCTTGTTCGCGTATAACGCATCCTTGATAGCCTGCATTGCAGGTCCAGTCTTTAAACTTATTAAACCCGAACGCATTTAATCGTTCTGCTTGGTCTAAGTTATACTTTTTGCCGCTTTTGTCTTCTAGCTCGACTTGATAGAGAGGTATTAACTGTTTGTAATTGTCTGGGATTCTTTGAGGGAATCCTTGCTGCATTATTTGCATTTGTTCTTCAGTGTAACCTGTAACAACAAAAGAAGCAGTTGGGTCGGATTGTGGTTTTAAAGTAACGTTAATTCCTCTATCAGCAAACCGTTTAAGTCGAGCGTAAAGATCATCGAACATGTCAGGAACCATAACTTGGTTAATAGTAACAAATACTCCATTATTCATTAGTTGGAGACACTTATCTCCAAACTCTTGTTCATTAGCAAACTCTGCATGGAAGCTAGCAGTAATGCTTCTACGCTGTAATTTGCTCGTTGCGTCTAACCATCTATTCCACCATTTGCTACCTGGACTTAGATTTGTAGTCATGTGTATGCTTTGGTATTCGGGTGCTGTATCACTACAGTAATGCTCTATAAGCTCCCCAAAGTACTTATACGCAGTAGGCTCTCCGCCGCTAAAACTGAAATGAAAGTTCTTAAATCCGTTTTCGCGAGCTTGCCTTTTTATTTCATCAAGTGTATTCTTATATGTTTCTAGTGTTTGATGGTCAGGAGTACTACTGCGAGCATACGGCCAACAGTACGAACAGTTGTAGTTACAGAATCGTGCAAGTATCCAAGATACTGTAAATAAATCAGTACCTAGCAGAGTTTTTTGACCCAGCTTTGTTATATCATTCCACGGTATATTTGTTGTTGTCATCATAAACTGCTTTGCTACACTGTCTTGTACAAGTTAAACATTTGTTTTTTCCTTGCCAAAATTCTGGCAATCCTTCAAATAAATTTTTATTGCTATCTAAAATATTGTCACTACAATTTGGAACACCGATTTCTTCAAGTATGCTTTTTGTATTTTCTACACTGATATTTCTAAGATAATGTATGGGCAATTTTTCTTCGACAGGTTGTTCTAAGTAGTCGCCGCCCAGCCAACAACAAGGTAAAATGTTTCCATAAGGATCTATGTAAATGCCTCGATCACTTATACATTTAGGATCTATTGTTGCTGCTTCAATTGCAGCATTACGTATATTAACATCAACTAGTGCATTTAAACTTTTGTTAGGTGTACGTTTAAATCGAGTTGTTTGCGCAGGTTTTATTGTATACTCTATAGTGTTGTCGTTACTGTATACTTCGTATTCTGTCATATCATAAAATCGTGTAGTACTTACAAAATTAACACTGCGAACACCTAGCTTTAATAAGTAATCTTCGAGCATATCCGCTTCTAGTTCGTTATGCTGAAATACTAAACTGTCTACTCTTGCATTTCCGCCGGCGTCGATAAACGCTTTCATATTTTCGATAACTTTATCAAAATTTGTATTTTTACGATAAAGTTCGTGTTTGCCTTTAAATCCGTCTACTGCAAATACTACTTCGATATTATACTGTGCTAATTTAGCCCACCAGTCAGGATTACGCATACCGCCATTGGTATGTATTGCTAGCTTTGTTGTAGGATTACATTCACGCACGTATGCATATATCTCTAAACAATCTTTTGCAAATGCAGGGTCGCCGTAGTTGCCGCAACTGTAAAAGTTGTTTAACTGAGCTAGAAAATCTTTTGGAAACCATTCTTTAAACTGTTCAAAGCTTATGTCACCGTTGCGTATAAACGGGCGAGTTTTGCCTCCGTGATAGTTTCTAGCACACATAGGACACTGGGCTTGGCACTTGTCCGTAAGTTCAATGTGAACCGTCTTTATATCAGATACTAACTGCATCAAACTGTTCCTTTAACCAATCAAAATTGTTTATAAGCTTTAATTTTTCTGGATTGTTGATATTAGCATAACCAAAGTCTCTACCAGCAATTGCTCCAGAAATTGCATAATTTCCTAGCGGAGAATTACTACCTTCAGTACACCATACTTTCAATCGTTCTTCTGTTTCATCATCAATCTGTCCTTGAATTGTTCTACTTGCTAGTTTAACACATTCTCGGAATGCACTTTTCCAAGTATTAAATGGGTCTGTATTAAATGCTGTAATGTTAGATACTTGTTGCATTGCTTTAAATGACGGGCTAATACTAGTTGTCATATCTGCACTGTTTACGTCTACATTAAGAGTTAAACTCTTTGGTAGTAATTTTACGCCGCCGTAGCCGTATTCTAAGTCATTTATAGGATTTCGACTGCGCCAAACATGTACCATTGTTTTTGTGTACGTATCGTGGTTTGGTACCTGTTTAAAATCAAAATGGAAGTCTTTAGTTATTTTTGCATCTCCGTCTACTACCCAAAACATGTCAGTAACTGAAAGTTTTGCAGCTTCAATATGTGCCTGATGAATGCCTTTAACACCGTGTACACGTTTTGCTCTTGGGAATCGTTTTAGTAACTCTTGGTGGTTTTCTTCTGCATTTGGCTCTTGGTAAGATATAAACACAATGTCAAACGGTTTAGGAGTAGACGCAGTAATATCCCATACCTTTTTGTTTGTAAGGAAGCTATAAGAAAATTCTTTTTCGGTAATGATACTATTTTTACTACACAAGAATATACCATCATGGTACTTGCCATTTAAGAAAGCATGATTCTGTGCTCTGTCAAACTTATTGTCGTGTGTAAAATATGTGTTAAACTTAAAGTCACTGCAAACATCAACTCTATTTGTCGGTACTGACCAAAACATTTCTGTCTTAGAGTTGTCCAATGCTTTGAGATAATCGTCATATGTGTTTACATCAAATACATCATATTTCACAGGTCCACTTGCTACAATATTCCATTCTTTTCTGTCTACTGGATGTCTATGCTCAACTTCCCGTTTAGTCAACAGATTATGTTTACTACATAGTATTGCACCATTATACAAATCTTTGCCATTTACTCGATGTATAAATGCGTGATTTTGTTTTCTGTCATATTCGTTATCAAATGTAAAGTATACACCTGGGTCAGTAAACGAAATATTTCTACTTGACATCCAGAACATTTCAGTTGTACTAGTTTCAACAGCAAGTTCGTATTCATCATACGAATCAATTTCAAATACATCGTACTGCACAGGGCCACTTGCTACAACTTCATGCTCAATTCTACTAACTGGGAATCTATGTTCTACTTCTCGTTTACTTAGAGGTGCATGTTTACTACATAGGAATACACCATTGTATAATTGCTTGTCCTCTACTTGATGTATAAATGCATGATTCTGATCTCGTTCTACTATGTCAAAATGCGATTGTGCAGGTATATGGTATAAGTAATAGTTGTTAACAATGCTATGATTAAATAGAACGTTTCTACTCGTCATCCAGAACATTTC